AAAGCGTTGAAGTTGTAGTTATAGTATTCCATTAAAAAAAATTAATGGAGGGGGTATTAACCCCTCCGTTAAAAAAAACAAATTATGATTCAATAGATTTAGCGAAAGCAGTATCGTTTTGAACAGCATCACCATCAACTAATGAAGTTAACACATATCTTGGCTCACCAGTCCCAGAATTCGTATATATATCATAGATGACATCTAATCCGCCAAACTGAGCGATGTGAACTTTAGAAAAGTCTCCGAATAAAGCTATGTCTTTAGAACCACCAGCACCACCAACATTTTTAGAAACGAAAGCAAAATATCCGTTTACAGTTTTATCTGAATTGTCATACAAAGGAGATACACTAGCAACTTGTGCAGCAGTTTTAGCTGCAGTGTAAGAATTACTATCTAATAAGTAAGCCATTCTAGCACCTTCTAATTGAACCCCAGCATCTAAAACAGCAGCCTCAAGAGCAATAGCAGTAGCAGCAGAAAACGCATCAGTCGAAGTAGTAGCAGCGTCAGCTAAGATAGAAGTTGGAGCGTTAGCAACGTCAGAACCAGCTAACAAAGCAGCTTCTAAAGTAGCAGCTACCGACATTGCCATATTTTTTCTCAAGGCAGCCTCGATAGAAGCGTTTTGAGCTATAGCCTCAGCAGATACGTTTACAATAGAGATAAGTTTTTTAGGTGATAATGTTAAGCTTGTAGCTGTACCATTTGCAGCAGGAGCAGAACCACCAGTTTCAGCAACGAAACCAGAATTGATTGAGCTAAATACTGGGAATTTTTGGTTTGCGACAGCCGAGTAAAAATTAGCACCAGCAGAAGCTAAAACTAAGTTTGCTTCTAATTGGTCAGTCCAAGACATAACCTCAGTTGCATTACCAGCAGCAGTAGCTACAGCAGCACGAGTTAGGATTGTAGATGGTATAGCTATACCTTTAAATGATTGACCAGTATAACGAGCTTCGTTACGAGCTTCTTGGTCCATTTCTTTAACTAAGCCACTTAAACGACCAGTAGCCGCTTGATTCATAGCGTCTTGGAAAGAATAATCTCTCATTTCGCTAGGAGTGTTTTCTGTAATTTCTTTTACAGCTTTTGTAGCTTGAAGTTGTTCAAAAGATGCAGCTCTAGTAGCCATCTTATTTAACTCCTCTACTTTTTCATTTAAAGAATCAAAGTTACTTTGCTCATCAGAAGATAATTCACGACCATCAGCAGATGCTACAAGTCCTTCCATTCTTTCGATAACCTCAGCTCTTTCTTCTTTGTAAAGTTTTGATGTTTTCATTTTACGAAAATTATTATTAATATTTATTTTTCAAGATTGTCAAACGCATTTTATTGAGGCTGCGTTCTTTTAAATCTTCTTCTTCTTTTTGTGCCTCTATTTTTTCAGCTTCTAAACTTTCTTCTAGTTTTTTAGCTTCTTCTTTTTCTTGCCATTCTTTCATAGAACGTAAAGCGACAGACGAACTCGCACTATTGTAAGCTGGATATGTGACCGAACTAACATCGTAAAGTTGTGAAACCTTATCAATAGTTCTAATATTCATTCCGTCTTTTACTTCCCAGCTATCTTCTTCAACAGTAAATGCAAAACTAGACTGACTTATAGTACCATTTTTCAATAACTCCATTAAATCTCTAGCAGTAGAAGTGTTAGGCATATCAGCCTCGTATCTTAACCCTTTCTCATCAACAGATAGTCTTAGCGTTCCGTTAGTTGTTCTTGCTAGTATTAAATTAGCATCGTGATTAACTAAGAATCTTACGTCATCCTCTAAACGACCATCAAAAGCTCCTGGAGCAATATACTCTCTAAAACCTCCTAAGTCATTAGACTCTGAGTTAAATACAGCACCGTACCCTACTACTGTTGGCTTGTCGCCATCCATTCTAAGCTCTAATTCTTGAACGTCAAAAGTTCTAACTTCAGCATTAGGATTAGTTCTTACCTCTGCTTTTTCTTCTTCGTGTCCTGGATAGTGGTCTGCTTCATCCATATCGTCATCTTGTTCATCTATCATTTCAACGTCATCGACATTTTTACCATAGTAAATAATGATTGAGTCATCAGTTTCTTCAATCTTTTGTATGTGTCTTAAATCGTGCTTTTTCATAAATCTATTATTTTCTTCCATTTCTTTTTTTACTGGATGATTATCTGGTAGTAAATCTGTATCGTGCTTACCACCTTGAAATCTACCTTTTTTAAGAGCAAATAAAAAAGAGTTAACTCTTGCCATTGCCCATTGCTCAGGACTTGATACGTTTGGTCTAACCGAGTCAGGATTGGTATTGTAAGCTCCTACACCTCTATCAAAAACCTTTACAAGTTCAGCGTAAGTAGTACGACCATTCCAAGCTAAATCAAGCTCTTTTACTTCTTCGTTATGTTCTTCAACTTTATTCTCTAAAGCCTTTTTAGTTTTATCACTAACTTGGTTTTCTTCTTTCTTACCTTCTAGCTTTTTAGTTAGTTCTAAAATTACGTCTTTCATTCCTTGCTCTCCTAGTGTGCCAATCGTTCCCCATTTAATTTGAGCAACAACACCTCCAACATTTGAAAGGTTTGGCTCTGTATCTCCTTTGAATTGTTTACCATCCTCAAAGTGTCTTTTAATCCAAGCCTCTCTTTCTTTTATCCATTCTCTGATAGCCTCAGTATCTTGACCATCTCTAGCTCTTTCCCATAACATAAAAGCCTCATTCCCTCTTATGTTACCTCCAGCTTTCCAAATCTCTGGAGTCTGTTCTTTTATATTTTTAGCAAAGTCGAAGTCAAATTGTGGCTCATCACTATTTCTTAAACTAATTTTTTTATCATCCCCTTTATTTGGAAAGTTAGTTTGTCTTTCTTCTTCTAATTGTAAAGAACAGATAGCTAATCTTTGGTCATCTTCATACTCCTCTACCATAGTATCGTCAGACATACATCTCTCGATAAATTGCTCATTAGATTCGTCTATGCTTTTAGTTGGTATCGGCATCGTCTTCCTCTTCTACGTCTCCTATTGGAGCAAAGTTTAAAGGCATAAATAGTTGGTCTCCTTCTGGACCTACTCTATTTAAGTCTTCCATTCTTCTTATTTCATTAATAGACAAAGCACCTATACTAGCCATCTCTCTATAATAAGTAGCTCTCGAAGAACTATCTCCTCTTAGTAAAGCATTAGCATCTAGCTTAATTGTAAAGCTACCAAATTCATTTTGTCTAAATAGTTTTCTGTTTAGCTCTTGCTCAATAAGTACCATATAAGGAGTCAAAGTAAATCTTACAAAGTCAATACTTAATGCTTCTATACTTGAATAATTAGCAGCCTTTTCTAAGTGTCCTATTAATGATAAAGGTACTTTAAAAATTCTAGCAATCTCTTCTATTTGAAAACGTCTAGTCTCTAAAAGCTGATACTTATTAGCGTCTATATTAGTTTGCTCAAATGTCATTCCCTCTTCTAGTATAGCAGTTTTGCCAGATACAAATGTGCCAGAGTAGTTTTGATTCCAAGAGTTTTTTAGTCTTGATACGGCTTCTTTAGATAGTTTACCAGGATGCTTAATCACTCCACCAACTTGTGCAGAGTTACCTAGATAACTGTTTGCTGTATCGTTAGCAGCAATAGAAGTTGCTATAGTTGTATTTTGTGCTTTCAATACGCTAACTCCCTCACAACCATTAAACGATAGATTAAAGAAGTGTAACATATCCTCTTTCATTACTCCTATCTCATAGTCTTTAATGTCGTAATAAATTTGACCTTCGTGCTTAATTACTTTGACATCTTCTGGATTGATAGGAATTAACTCTATGGGTCTAGCGTTAGAATCTCTAGAAATGTAGTAATACGCATTCCCCTCTAGCAATAAGTTAGTCATTAGAGTATCTAGGAATGTGTATGGCGTCATATACTCGTTGGGATTACGAGCTAGTAGTCGGTAGATTGGATGGCTGACGTCAGTTATCTTGTCGTCGTCCTCCTCGACTCTATAAATTTTTATGGGTAGACTTGCTATTGATTCACTAATAACTCTAACACACGCAAAGACTGCACTAAATGTT